GTAGTTGCAGTGCGAGTCTTAGACTCGGCAGCATTAAGAGACTTATAGAAAGCCTTCTTTTCATCTGCGGTTGCAGGACGACCTAGCATATCCATCATGTATACATTGATGTATCGGTCTGCTCCACCACGGTCTGTAAAGGCTTGTTCTACACGGGTCTTAGTAGCACCCGCTCTGTTCTCTGCCGCAATAGTCTTAGCAGCCTCAGCAAATGTAGGTAGTGTTCCTTTGCCTTTGCCATCAATGTATGACTGCATAGAGTTAACGCTATATGCACGCAAGAAACCATTAGCATCGTTATAGAAATTACCACTGTTGTAGCCAGCCTCTTTGAGGGCTACCTTAAGTTTTTCTGTTCCGCCAAACTCTTCAATAAGTTTATTGCGGGCTACGTTAATGTCTGCAACTGGTGCATCAATTACTCCACCAGCCGTCTTAGGTGGGACAACAAAGAACTCTTTAGTAGAACCAGTGCCAGTTACATAGGTATTACCCGCAGTATCGGTATAAATGTTATAGTCAGAAGGATTAATTCCACCAGCAAACTCATCACTGGTCTGTCCCTGTCCATCTTTAGGTGGGTTCTTAATGTTATTAATCTGTGTCTGTAGTTCTGCTACTCTTCCTAGTTCGCCTTGACGGCGAGCAGAATCTAACTGTGCTTGAAGAGACCTTAAGGTTCCTGTATCTTCTTCTTTTTTCTTAGCAGCGTTCTTTGTTTCTTTCTTAGCCTCAATTATATCGTCTACCTTTTGACGGGTAGTATCATATGCAGTCTTGGCAGCCTCTAACTTAACCTTTGTTGCATCAAATTCTTTTTTAATCTTAAGGTATCTAGGGTCAGTTTCTCCATACTTTGCAGCAGCAGTATCCAGCGCAGAATCTAAACCTGTTCCTACATATCCTTTGTATCCATACAAACGGTTGTTTAACTTTACGTATGCTTCATACTTGGCACGCACATCAGGGTAGTTTGAATAATCAGCCATTTATTAAAACCCCTTCTTAAATGATACATATGAATCGCGTGAATAGAAATTAAGAATAGACCTAAAGATTGCTCTGTTAGCCTCTGTTACATATAGGTTACCCAACATTAAATCACTCAAGTTAGCCTCAATCTGGTCACGACGTTCACGCTTCAAGTCAGTGAAGTTGGAAACATCTTTCATTGCTGGGTCTGTTGCAAACGCTATAAACTCTTCCATCATGCGTATTGCCTGTGCCATACGTTGACGTGTTCCAGAATCTACAGGTGTGTTAGGGTTTTCAATCATTTGTTTAACGCTATTAAGCATTACACCTTCACTACCAATGTTGTTGCCTTCACCAATAAGGGCTGCTTCTAGCAATGGATTACCGCGCTTAAGCGCTTCACGCGCTGCGGTAGCCTCACCAATAATAACTGAACGCTCATCTGGGTTAGGAGTATTAAGTATTGCTTCCTTTTGCTTAGTTGCAATATCGTAATACGCCTGCTTATCTTGGGCTACTAGCAAATCTGAGTAGTATTTCTCAAGTGTTTTGTTTTCAACTAGCCCTGCAGCCTGAATCCAGTTATATGTAGCAGCATTAAAGTCACCAGTTTGTGGTGCGAATATGTAGGCTGCTTCGCCATATGTATCAATAAGGTCTTGGTTTTTAATAGACCAACTCTTTAATGCTTCTGTATTCTTTACAAGAACACGGGTTTGCTTAGCATCTCTTGATACTGTATAGATTAACTTACCTGGGTATTTACCAGTAAAGGTTGCTAACGCTAATTCATATGGGTCTTGGACATCGCCATCTTTAGTAGCAGTAATACCATTAAGAATATCAAAGAACTGTGGACGTAAACCAGTAACTCCTACACGCTTTAGGTAGTCAGGGACTCCCTTGCTTTCCTGTGTTGTAGGTGTAGCAGGTGCAATAAGACCCATTAAATTGCGTAGGAATACTACGTTATGCGCTGTAATGCGCATCTTATCTAAGTAATCTTTCTTCTCTTGCTCAGTTGAGTTAGCATCTAAGAACAGTCCATGTGCTGCATTATATGCAACAGCCTGCTGTGCAGCAGTAACTTCTTGACGACTCTTCTCATTAACTGGTAGTAATGCCCATACGCGTTGCAATGACATAGGAACTACAGCACGGGTAATGTTCATGTTATCACCAATGCTACCTAGTGCAAATGTATCTATGCTTTCGCCTAGTTGTTTAGCAGATGTTAACCCTGTATAACCTAATAGGTTTTTAATACCAATAACGCCAAGCCCTGCAATAGGACCAGATAGTGTAGGTAATCCAGCATCTTGCTGGAATGATGGGTTAACCATACGTAGTTTAACTGTAAACTCATTAAATGATGGTTGGCTATATCCGCCTAATCCGCCACCCATAAGTGCTGTAAGCGTCCCATTGGTAGCCTTAAATAGCACGTTATCCATAGGCATCATCACATACATTTCGCCTTCTTGGTCTGTATATACAGAACCAGAAGCACTTAAACCTAAATGCGCTAACCGCATACGATATAGAGCGCGTGGCGCTACATCTTTCATACGATATATACGACGTGTAAAGTCTTCAGTAGCACGATAGTAACGACCTACGGTTCTTACGCCATAAGAAAAGTTAGAACGGATATTAGGGTTATCTGCAAACTTAAGAACAGTATCTGCTGCATCTTGCATAGCAAGTTCAGTAAATCGTTTCTCGCCTAATCCCTTGGCTGCTTCACGTAGTTTATTTAAACTGCGCTCGCTAGCATAACGCTCTGGTTCTGCCTTAACAGCAGCAGCAACATAATCATTAACCCATTGCTTCTCAATACCAGACCAGTTTTTGCGTGTCTGTGCATATGCAATTGTAATAGAAGGCTGACGATACATGGCATTAACCTGTTGGTCCATCCAGTCCATCATCTGATTACCCTTTGAACGCCATAGCGATTCAACATCAGTAAATCCTGGGAACTCTAATGCAGTATTAATTTCACCAGTAGGGCGGTTGTCTGCAGTTAACTTCATAAAGTCTGGAAATGCCATACCTGCAGCAGCCTGTGACCAGGTAGCAGCGTATTCGCCCTTCATTTCTTCTGTTAAGCGTGCTTTATTCTTTGAGATTGCATCAAGTAGTTCTTGATTAAAATTCTTTGCACCACCGTGGAAGGTTGTGTAAAGGTCTGTAAGAATACGCCCCGCTTGGTCGCGCACAATATACGCGTCATCCAAACCACGCGCACGCATTTCAACTGTGCGTGCAGATAGTGCAAGAAATTCTTTAACTGCTTCAACATCTTTGACAACAAATAAACCTGTTTCAGGACTACGCACTACACCAACTGATGCAGCCAGTTCATCCATTGCTTTAGCAAAGTCTTCAGATGTTTTAAGCCCATTGTTGCTAAAAAATACGTGTCCTGGATTAACAGTGCGGTTGTTTGCTAACTTAACTTTGTTAGCAATAAAACCTTTCCACCAGTTATCATAGTGAGCAAGAGCAAGATGTGATTCACTCATGTTCAAAAGGTCACGTGTAGCAATAGGACGGGTCTTACGACCAGCCTTAATGTTTAATTCTTTAAGTGCAAGCGTCAAAGCGCTTGGGTCTACAATAGCCTGCATTACTTCTTCACCGTAACGACCAGACAAACCGCTTCGACCAATTAAAGATGATGCCATTGAGTTCAACATGTCTGGGTGATAGACCAAAGCCTGGGTTAAATAACCTAAACCTTCTGCATCTAAGCCATGACCGTATGTTTCTTCTGCAAGTTGTGCAATACGTGTGCGCTTTTGCACATCACGTAGCAATTCTGGTGCAACATTAAGTTCTTTAGCCAATTCATTCATAGCCTGCTCACGCTTTTCAAGCGTAATAGCATCTGCTGGTCCTGTTTTACCAATAACTTTTTGCAAGTTACGTAGAATTGGACCTGTTGCATCTTTACTACCAGTAAATGCAGTAGATACTTTACCCATTTTATGTCCCTTGCGGGTAGCATAGGCAAGTAAATCAGTTGCAGGTGCAGTAAGAACAAACATTAAGCCTTCATCAATAGCAGAACGCACACCCAAACGCGGGAACAGCGTTAGTAATGACCAAGCATCAACAACTTTTTTAGCAAATGGACCTTGAACAGAACCACCAATTGCATACATAAGGTTTTTCTTAGCACGCATTTGTGTAACTGCATCAGCAATTTCATTGTATGGTAGTGAACCAATAGTTTGTGCAGCATGATATGGCTGAATAGCATCTTCTGATTGCAACATTGGAGTGCCTTCAAGATTCTTAAGGCTTGTTGGCTCAAGATGTTCTAGCGCATGCTCAGGAACTTCTGTGTTACGCATAGTAGCAAAACCTGCTTGGCTACCAAACTTCTCACGAAGCACCTTTTCAATAAGAGCCTTACCATTAACATCTCCACCTAAACCATACTTATACATGGTTGCTGCATAGATGTTACGAAGAATAACTACTTGCTCATCGGCAGATGATTCAAGAAATTTAACTGTCATAAACTCAGCCATGTCACGTGGTAGCAACTGACGAGCAGCAAGTGTAAAGTTTTGTGCTGTCTCAGCAGCACGCTCTCCTATGCGGATTTCTAATCCTACTGGAGAACGGGCAGCCCACTGCCCAAACTTTTTAAGACCTTTAATTTCATTTGCTGCTGCTTGAATAATAGACATATCAGGGTTAGGGTTCATAAACCCATCAACTGTTTCACCAGTCTTAATAAGTGCTGAATGAATCTCATCACCTTTAGCCTGTAATTCTTCTACACTTCTACCACTACTCTTAAGACGACCAACAGTTTTAGATGTTGTTGAATTAAACACGCTATCAAGATAGGTCATAAGACCATCTGCATAATTACGGTGAGCCTTAGCAACGGCTACGCCATTACGCTTATAGGTTACACCTTCAACACGACCAGACAACATAAGGTGTGTGTTATCAGCCTGTTCAAAAAACTTTTGTGCAGATGCTGCATCATAAACTTGATTTTCAGCCTTTGCCAATGTTTCAATTGCATCACGGTTAGCATAACCTGGAAATGCACGGGCAATCTTTTGGTATGCCAATGCTTTCTCAGCAGCATTTGGTGCTTCAGCGTAATTCTTAATTGCTGGACCAAGTTCTTTTTCCCACAGTTGATAAACGCGTGGGTTCTGCATTACCTTAGCAACACCACCTGCAAGGTCACCATTAGCAGCAGCCTGCTCAATTGTTTGTGCAAGACGTGAACCAAGTGTTGCAGCCTTGCTGCTTCCACCTGTAAGCCAACTCAATGGGTCAATTGCTAATTGATAAATAAAGTCAATAGTTCCAGATACCCACTTGTTGCTACCAGAAAGTTCACCACCATGAAGACCACCACTTGCTGGTGGTTTGTCATCTAGCATACGTTCAATATCACGACCAGGTGAAACCTGTGCATACTTAGTTGCGTCTAATATGTTACGAAATTCTTTAGGTTCATTAAAAGCCTTTTGAACTGAACCAAGAATATCTTTATCAGCCTTACCATATGACTGAACAATTTCTCCTGGAGTTTTTCCAGCAAGGATTCCTTTAGCAACAAATACATCTGAAGCGCCATACACTTCTGTTACTTTATCAAGTGCACCCTCGTCATAGACACTTCTTCCATCCCATGCATCTTTCCAAACTGCGCTAGAGAATGGGTCTTCTCCTTGTGCAGCCTGACGTGCTACAAGATATGGTGTGTTAATAATACGGCTGTAACCACCAGCCAATTTAAATAAACCAACAATAGGGCTTACCGCAATTTTACCAATTCCTTTAAGAACACCCATTGCTAAGTCGCCAGCATCAGATGGTTGCGCTGCATACTGAGCGTCTTTATACATAAACTGTAATTGCTTTTTGATGCCTGGGTCTAACTTGCTGTAAGTAGTGCGTGCTTTTTCTTCAGGCAACGCCATTAATTGACGATGTTGTTTAATGGTATAACTCATTTGTTCTATTTGAGTTAATTCATTACCACTTAAATTAGCCTGCTTTGCAGCAGAATAAAGGTTAGGAGACGCTTCAGCGACTACAGGATTTATTCTCTGCATTAGTAACCGCTATCAAGTAGGGTTCTATAGATTAACTCTGAGTCTCCTGATGGGTCAAACTGTGTAAGGTGCTTAACTGTATCAATAAGCGATGGTGCTCTATTAGGCAAACCACGCATTGCTTCTGTTCCAGGTCCTGCACCAAAATTAATACCGCTTGTAATTGGTTCATCTGGTCGAGCAGTTGGTGCATCTAGTGGTAGTAAATCAGCCATTGGAAATGGATTACCTGCTAACGCAGCACTACCTTGTTGGTCATTAACACTTTTGTTTTCGCCGTATGCCATGCCAGAATAACGTTGCTGTGGTTGTGTCATACCTTCGGTTGCACCGCCATCAGTGCGTTGTGACAAAGCACCTGGACCTGACACGGGTGCTGGATTCATTGGTTGACGGTATCCACCTTTTGGCATTAGTCTTCATCCTCTTCGTCCATGTAATTTTGAATATCTATATCTTTGGGCATCTTATAACTTACCCAATCAGGGTATGACATTTTGTCCATCATGACTGTAATTGCAACATCATACTTAAATCCTGCACGCAATAATGCGTTGTAGTATTCATGTAGCCAAATGCAATACATTTCTAACTCTGAATACTGCTCATCAGCAACCGTTTTAACTATACGTTTTTTACGTGCTGCCATGAGTTACTCCCTATACTGCTCGCTGTTGACTAAGTCTTGAGGTTGCTTGTGTAGCACCTGTTCCGCTAATTGTGTTTAATAATGTTTGTAACTCTGGTCGTTGCTGTGCTTCAGGAGGAAGAGCGCCTCCTGCTGGCGCTTGACCAGGAGCAGCGGGGACAGGTTGCTCAGACTGTTCTTCAGCACCAACAGGAGGATTCTCGGTTTCAAACACTTCCTCAATTGCATCTTCTATGTTCTTGCCCTGCTTACGTGCATTGATGACTCCTGCCATCTTGCGCACCAAGTCTGATGGGTCTTGACCTTGCATTGTCATTTGAGGAATTGCTTGTGCCATTGACGCAAGAGAACCTACAAGCGCATCGCGCATTTTTTCAATTTCAATTTTCTCTTGTTCAAGAGTTACGTTGACATTGAATGGTAGTTCTCTCATAGCCATGTCCTTGGAGATTAGTCCCCCTCCAAGTGCCTGCAACATAAAGATAAGTCCCTGTGCTGGGTTTAAGCCAGCAAGCATTCCGTATCTTACATCAGCAGAATAATCATTCTTAATATCCTTTGATGGTAGGTAGGTAACCTGATAAGGTGAACCTGCATCTACACCACGGATAGTTTTCTTTTCATCAAATATTTTTTCATCTACTTCAAAACAATATGAGATAACATCTCTTAATGCTGTTGAAAAGATTGCCTGTGCAGATTTGATTTGAGTATCAAATGCACCAAGCAGCGCTTGAACACCCTGTCCTGTGACAACGCTTGCATTCATGTTACCTGTTCGTGATTCAGGATAACGAGCACCAACACGTAGTTCATCATTAAGCACTTGTTGCGTTGTAAACGCACCCTGTGGTAGTGATAGTTCTACGCGGCGAACACCTGCTGGGTTTGCAGTTCTAATAACCGCATCTCCACCAAGTTGTAGTTCTTGAACATCTTGTGGTAGAACAATTGGTGCTTGAACTGACTTCTCTGCTGCTTCCATCGCAAGTAATGCGAATCTGTTTCGGAGCAACTGAATACCAAGAACATCATCAAATTGTCCACGTAGTTCGCCATCTGGTGAAGGACGACGAGCAATAATAACATTCATCTTTCCAATTGGATTAGATGCCTGTGATAGCAACATGTTATTACGTGATGGTAAATAAAGCACAGACTGGTCTTTGTCATAATAGCGAATCATCTCTATCATGCCATTGAGGTCTTGCTTGTAACCCAATCCGCCTAGTAACTGACGCTCATGTTCTGGGAACATAGCAACCAATTCACCAAGTGTCATTGAGTAACGTTTTGCGAAAGCAACACAGCGTCCATAGCGGTCAAACTCTGGGTAAGCGCCCACTGGGTTTTCTATGCGGATGCGGGGTAACTTTGCTTCTTCATCCAATTCAATAATGAACGGGAGGAAACCATAGGTGATATACATGTCTGCGCCGTTATACATCTGAACTTGAAAGTCAGAGTTAACAAAGTAGTTGTTGGCAATACGAGTGCGAGTATCCGCAAACTGTCTAGCCTTTTCATTTGTTTGGTTAACGGCAGAGCAATTGATAGCAGGCAACGGAGCCATAACTTCAGCAAGGTCGCGTGCAACAATATCAATAAAGTTAGCAACTACGTTCTGGTCAATACCATCTGGGAAAAAGTTAGGGTATACCTGGCTAATCTTTCCCTGACGCACCATCTGAACATCACCATTACGTTGGTCACGTCCGTGGGCACGATAGCGCAATGTTTGAACACGTGCGCCAATCTGGTCCATTGTTAGCATTTAGTAATCCTATCCATATTGTTCTTGCCATTGTTCTGCAAATGCTTCATCAAGGTTGATGGCATAGCGTTGGTCTATCTGTGCTCTGGTTGCCCAGCGATTATTAGCATACTGAGAAGTTCTACTACCAGCCTGCATTAATTCACGAATGCGAATAACTGCAAACCATAACGCCATAACGCAGTCAGTCTTGCCTTTAGTCTCAGGTCTCCACGTTAGCAGTTGTTGAGTTAGGGCTTTGATACCTTCAGAACCTTCTGACGAAGGTAGTTCTATAATGTTGTTCTTTTGAAACTTGTCATCACGGACAGTGCCGAAAAGATTTGACATCGAAGCGACTCCGAAAGATGTGTCCCATTTGTTCTTGCCTGTAAAGTGAGCATCAAGCCGAACGCCGTATGCAGCGAGCCAGTTTCGTAAGTCTTCGTCGAGTGAGTAGGCTTTTTGGTGGGCGTTGATTTCAACTCTAAATTCTTGTGGTCTGTATTTAATTGTAAGTTCTTCAATTGTCGCCCTAATCTTTTGTGGTGTAGGTTCACCCATATTGATGCATTCAAGAACATAAATCTTTCCATCAGCACGGTTGTATGTAACCACTGCAAAAGCAGCATGTGCCTTATCGCCCATAGCAGGGTCGAATCCAATTACAGTATGACCTTCAACTTGAGGTGGGTGTCCAGCAGCGCCAGCCTTTAATACACCTCTTTTGCGCATTCCGTTGGTTGACCCTTGCACCAACATTGGTGGGAAGATGGAGTCTTCTTGTATATCTTCTTGTTGGTATACAAGTGCCCAGGTTGATGGTGTGACTTCACTTCTTCTCTTAAATAAGGCTTGACCGTCCCACTTGGGGTAGAAGCCGTTTTCTTTAGGAGTGTCAGTATCCCCATCCCACGGGACATCCGACTCTTT